TTGCTCTCTAAGATATTCCTAGCCCCAAACATCGCTAGGAATTGTGACATCCAGCCATCGCTTCACTTCATTACAATATATACATCATATTTACATCATATTTACAACATACAAATGGATGCCCCCACTATAAGAGACCTTTAGAGATTGCTCTCTAAGATATTCCTAGCCCCAAACATCGCTAGGAATTGTGACATCCAGCCATCGTTTCACTTCTTTACAATATATACATCATATTTACAACATAATTACAACATATTTACCATTGCATTAAGATTAGAACAACAAATTATCGCTCATATCATATTCCGCAATTATATCCCTCAAAAACCACCCGTTAGCAACCAGTGTGTCCAAAAGATCATCATGTACGCTTTTATTAAGATCCACTTGATCCATAATTAATCTTAGTACTTTCATTATTCCTTGATGTACTTTCATGTGCATCATTAACAGCATCTGGGTTACCCCAATGCTGAAAATCATATGAATGATTTTGTACAATAGAACCAAGATCTTAATTGCACTATCGAATCGTGGATCAAAAATCAAAATATCTCTTTCACATTCTTCGTTGAAATTCAACAAAAAATGGCGTTTAGCATCCAGTTTATCCACTTGAATGACACATCTGTTTGTATTGCATTTCAACAGATGTGTTAGTAATAACATAATTTTCTTCCATCCCGCAAACTGCTTTACTTTGAAATGTATTTTCATATGAGTCACGAGAATAGTTAAGAGTATATAGATCATCTGGAATACAGTGGTTAATCGTTGAAATAAATCACGAAAACTCATGATAAGATTTTCATCTTCAAAAATATCATTTATATCATAGATCATCTCGAACGAAGTGGTTAATCGGTGAAATACATCACGAAACCTCATGCTATCATTTTCATTATCCGTTTCAACATGATCCTCATTCTCTTCCTCAGCATACTCTTCATCTTCATCATCCTCATACTCTTCCTCGTACTCATCAAAACTCGTTCTATCATGTTCCGCTTCCACATAAGGTGGAGGCATCTCTTGATCTTGAAGGTCAATCATTGCTTCTTCATAAGATGGAGGAGAGTCAGAATCAGCCATTTTTGCAATATATCGTCAAAGACATAATCTTATCTCATATTTTTAGAAAAATATGATTCAATTTTTTATATCCCTAATAGGATATAAAAACACCTCAAAATTTATAGCAATGTTGGATGCATCACTGACACCCAATTGCCGAATAATCGAACGTACTTGTCATCTATGTTATTGAATGGAATGCTACTTTCTGCTTTCTTTCTAATACTTTCAGTTTTTGGATTTACTTTGAATAAGTAATGTTTTTCAAGCTTCTTTTTGAACATGTTGTATATACAAACGTCATCAAATTGTTGATCATCATTCATGTATACAGCCATATTCTGATTTTCGAAATCAAAAGAATGTATATATTTTTCCGTTATACATTCTTTCAATAGCTTATACAAAAGCTTATTATTTAGCTTCATCTCCTCAATAGAACGACCATCTAATTCTTTCATTTCAAGAAATGCAAAGTATGAATCATGTCGATCAATAACTTCAATGGTGCGTTCTTTGATATCACCGCAATTACATGCTTTTTTATTGGAACCTATTTTTTTCTTATTCAGTTCTGCCGAATAAATACTCATACCCGACGAGACATTCTCTAGAGGGTACTCATAACACGAACTAAAATTAAAATATACTATAACTATCTTCACCATTTTATCAGTTTCATATCGCATTTTTATCCATAAATGTTTAGAAATCAACTATTACGGAAAAGCCGTAATTTGCACATCTCCTCGAGCTGCCGATGCTGCACCGTAAACCTGATGACTCATATTTGTCTTTGCCATATCGACACCTCCAATGGTAGTATCTGCGCCACCCGATGAATTATAAATAAGATTTGCAAGAGCATTACTAGTTTCGTTATTGATACCTCCTAAAACATTCATAGCGCCTTGTTGTAAAACCTGGTTTATATTATTACCGGCAGCAGCGGAAGGTATAAACCAGTTACCACTAATAGGCACAATAGGCAAATCACCCCTAATTGGGTCACCTTGACCTCTTAATCTGGAATTTCTATTGGCATACATAAATCGATCATATATAATTGGTTGTTTCATTTCACCATCTTGGGTCATGAAGGAAGTTTGGTTTACTTTAGCCACTGTATCTGTTGGCCACCCATAAACACTACCAGCTCCTACAACATTATTCAAAACCTGATTATAATTCCCACTTGAAAATGCTGCTGAATATGGATTATGAGGATCTAATGGGATACTAGTTTGATTTCTGGAACCCATTGACAACGGATCAGGAGAATTTGGCAATTCCTGAAGAGGATCTTGAGGAACACCCATTTTATTATAATTAGGAAATTCTGTACGTAGATTCGGACCATAATTAACATTTGAGAAACGAGGGCTCAAAATACCTTGATAATTTGGAACCTGGAAAAAATCATTAGTTTCTGGATCTTTAAACATTCTTTCTACTTTCACTTGTTTACTACCAGTCATCCAGAACCCTTCTTTTGTACTATTATAAGAAGCCATGAAAATTGCAGCTCCTACAATTGCAATCAATATAGTTGATAACAGTGTTTGATTCATTTTTATACAAGCGATAGAATATTTTGAAGACATGAAATATTTGTTAGTATAAACAAATGAATATTGAAAGAAACGATATTCGTATAAAAAATGATGAATAGACGCAAAGTAACAAATGTTAATATCTTTCAAAAAGATATTGATACAGAAACCAAAAATATGGTTCAATACATCCCATCTACTATAACGTTTTCACGAGGTAGATTGTACAAATGTTGGTGGTGTACATTGGACATCCAATCTGAACCAATTGGATGTCCAATTAATGTTTCTTATTCAGAAACACAACAAAAAATATTCTCTACAAAAGGAATTTTTTGTTCGTTCAATTGTGTCAAAGCATATATTAATGAAAAAGAACGTTTAGATGTGATGTATAAAATAAGCCATACTTTATTGGCTCATATGGTGTGTGAAATGAGAGGAAAAATGGAACCGATAACAATTAATCCAGCTCCTGATAAATGTCTCTTAATCATGTATGGAGGTCATATGAATGAGGAACAATATAAACATTGTTTTGACAGAATTCTCTATACTGAAAAAGGTATAGTCAAAATGTTTCCTACTACATCTATATTCCAAGAAGAAGAAAGATTAAATTAATTTTATTGTGTTATATTTGAAAATAAACCATAAATTTACAGACATGATCTCCCTGAACCCATTGTGGTCATCGGAGCAATTCTACGTTGCCATAATTCAGCATTACGTTTTCTCATTAGTCTTTCTTGTAATTCTGTTCTGAAAGTGAGCGCTGATTCCGTAAAAGCTCTATTAGCTAATTGCCTGTATTCATCTCCTTTAACATTTTGTATAGTATCTGGTCCATATGTTCCAGCCCATGGAAATACATCTATATTACTTCGTGTTATATAATTAGGCATGGTAATTGAATCTACATCATCATAGAAATATTTTGGACGTCCAGTTAATCGATCTACATATGATCGATAACTAGTACCATATCCTGTAAACCTTGGATCATATATATTAGAATTATCTTGTCTTACATTTTGTCTATCATTCATATGACGTGTAGGTATTTTCACACTAGGGTCGTGTGTTGTATACTTGATAGTATTATTTGTTTCATGTACTTCAGTTGGACCCCATTCTTGATTGAAAGAAATACCGATATTACTCTGAATAGGTTGAGCTATATGTGATTTTTGAAAGACACCAGGTTGCAATGTATGAGTTATGAGATTGTCGCGTTTGAGATATTCACTGTTAACCCTCACTGCAGCCTCGTTAACTATTTTGTCAATTTCAAAATCATTAATACCTTCTAGTTTTCTATCCATTAAAACGTCTTTTACATACTGTTTAATTAATGGTGTTTCTTCAATACCATATTCCCCGATGCCATGAACTAAATTACTTATGATTTCTTTATTTTTATCTTCCTTACATAAACAAGGTACATACATGCATTCCATACATTTATTAAAACTGTTGGAAGAATTGCTGTATGAATTGTTGGGAGAAGTATTGTAAAAACTATTGGGAGAAGTATTGTATGAAGTATTGTATGAATTGTTGAAAGAACTACATGTAGCAGGATTATCAGTCAAATTATCAGTCGTAGTAATACAACCTGTACCGTAACCAGATTTATCCGCATCGAAATTAGTAGTTCTATTTATTTGAGAATGTACAACAAAATCATTAGTTTTCCATGACTCTAAATCATGAGATGGTGCTGCTATGAACGGTGGAATTAATGTCTTTGGATGAGCACTTCCTGTTAGCTGTTGATTAGCTGAAATATTAAATTCTAGAGGTATACCATCATCACAAAATCTGGTTTGCGTAGGAGGAAATCCTACTTTACTGAATTTAGGATTTCTTGTCGAATTATACTCCCTCATAAATTCATTCACTTCAGAATTATTCTCAAATTGTTCAATAACAGGGTTGGATACACTTGAATAGACGCTCATCGTAATGGCCATTACGATGATTAATGTACTAAAACCGATAATTGGTTTATAAAATGATATTAAAATACTAGCAACTAATGCCAATCTCATGATTGTATTTAGTTTGGTTGATAAACTATCTTCTTGATTCGGTATTAAATCAATTGATCTAAATAATTGTGTTATATCAAACATCCAAAATTTATCATTCGTAGTCATTTTTGAAGTAGGATGATAATATCATCTAAATTCTTTCTTTTAAACAGAATGTGTTAAAAGAAAAATGTTAATAGCTAGTTTTGATATCGGTGAAAAGAATTTTGCTTATTGTATTGCAATTAATGAGACAGAACCTACTATTATGAAGGTTGTACATCACAACGTTCTTCTTAAAAAGACGCAAACGGTTGTAGAATCATGTTTGCTAGTATCTCAGATAATAAATTCTGATCATTTACTTATGAAATGTGACCACTTCATAATTGAACAACAGATGAGGTGTAATACACGTGCTTTAAGGCTCGGTCAACACGTTTGGTCAATGTTAAATACACTTTTTCCAAAAAGAATTGTTAAATTTGTACCATCCTATATGAAAACACAGTATTTTATGGGAAGAAACAATCTTAGTAATAAGGAACGTAAAAAATGGTCAGTAAATAAGGTAATACATGAAGGTGTAATGAAGGATAATGATCAACATCGTTCTATCATACAAGAAATTAATAAAATGAATAAAAAAGATGATATATGCGATACAATACTTCAAGTTTTAGCTTATGTGAACCGGAATATATAAAAAATGGACATTGCTGATCAACAAGTGATTGAACAACAAGTGATTGAACAACAAGATGCGCCTTTGGATATGAGTAAAACAAATTCAAATCTTTTCAATAATAATGGGGAGCCGCGTCAAAGAGCTCCGAAAAAATATAGAAAAAATCTGAGTGATGAAGAATGGGTAGAATATCAGCGAATGAAAGCTAATGAGCGTTGCCTCAAATATAGACAGAAGAAAAATCAGGCATAAAAAATGGATGACAATATTTTTGAAGGAGATGGGATAAATAATGACGATAATATTTCTGAGGATGAATATTTACAAGAATATGGGAATGAGGTTAATATTTACAATCGTGTAGGTGGATTTTTTCAGCATAATGTAATGGGAGAACTGGGTACGGGACATATTGATTTAGATTTGCGAGATCCTATTCAACGCTTCACTCAATTCACAAAAACAGTAGCTACAGATATGGTGACTAGACGTTTCATTTTTTTGAAAAGACCAGATATTGATTATATTGTAGATCAGATTCAACATATTAAAAACGTCAAATATAAAAATCCTACCGCGTTTGTACTTGGATTTTACGTAACTACGCGGGAAGGAACAATAGATAAAGAAAAATTTAATAATCTCGTTAAATATTTACCACTTTTAGAATACCCAGTTAGAGAATCTGATGTAATTCGATATGCTAATTTTTGGATACAAACAAAATTATATTTTACTGGTTGATGACTATAATAATATAACGTTTTTATACCTATTAAGGTATAAAAACTATATAATCAATCTAATGATAGAATGTATGTATTCTTATGTTTGTTAATGTATATATCGGTTTCTGAACCCAAAAGCCATGTGAGACCATAGCTAGCCATGCACATATCACATGCTAATTTGTGGACCTGCTTTGAATAACGTCTACTTGTATTCATTACATCCAAAGGTTTATTATCGTTTGTAATAAAACAATAAAACGCGATCACGAAAGCGTAATCTGGAGTAATTGTTTCAGGAATGTTAAATTTATCCTCTTTCATATCATTGATGTGCCTCACAATATTATAAAGATTTAATGATTTCGCTGATTCGATAACATACTCCAGAACATCTTCAGTATTTTTAAGAATTTCTTCAGATATGAGCTCATGGAGAAAATTCAGATGAAGCTTAATTAAACGAGCTAGATTATTGGTCACAATCTCTTTGCCTTGCTGAACGAAAGTAATAATACTGGCAGGAGCAATTTTTGTAATGTCATGAGAGTCATATTCTGGTTTCAATTGAGGTATATCCATAATATTTTTGTTAGTTAAATATGAGTCACAGTATACCTCACTTGACATAATAGCAATTAATTTATTCATTGTAATACCCGTCGTCTTCTTAACAACGGTAATACGAATAGGTATATACCTCGAAAATACACCAGTCTCCTCAAATACACTGGGAAGGTAAACATCGGTTACCGAAGGGAATAATGAAGGTGTGATTGTTGAAGGGAATAATGAAGGTGTGATTGTTGAAGGGAATAATGAAGGTGTTGGCGTTTTTAATGGAAAAGAGAATGTTTGTGAAGAGGGGAACAACGTAAACTTTTGATTGTTTAAATTCATTTTATACTGGACTGCTTGTGCATATGCCTGACCGTTTTTAGGAAACAAATATTTTCCTGGTGAATTAGGATCAGGTTTAAAATGAGGATTGTTTATTATATCGTTCTTATCAAACGTATGATTTTCACAGAATTTAGCCATGGTTTTTATTTTTCATAGATTGATCGAACCCATTTTCAAATTATTAACAGCATTTGCAATGTTATTAAAGGGGTCTTCGTCTTCGTTGTCTGAAATATCTATAACTTCATGGTCGTCTATAACTTCTTCGTCGTCTGAAATATCTATAACTTCATGGTCGTCTATAAATTCTTCGTCGCCTGAAATATCTATAACTTCTTCGTCGCCTGAAATATCTATAACTTCTTGGTCGATAACTTCTTCTTTGATATTTCTCTCAGTAATAAAATCATCTGATTGTGCACGTTCAGAACAATCAACTGGGTGCTTTTCATAGAATCCTCCTTTAGGATCCAAAATATACGAAAACTCCATTACTACTTGGTTTGAATCGAATAGTTCCCATTTGAATAAATCAACATCAAAGAGTAGAGCATCTTCTTTTATGAAAGGAGCACATGCATTAGCAAGATCAGTCCCTTTGAAATCAGACATCTTCAAATTTTTGCTGACATGAATAAATTGACGACGAACACTTGCTCGCTTATCAATTGGTACAATATTATAGTAACGTAGTCCCTCGATTCCCCCATAAGCCTCTCGAACAAACGCTATTATATATGCTATACAATTACCTGCATGAGGATCAGTTTTAAGATCGTACAACAATTTCTGAAATTTCGGTCGCAAATGAATCATCCATAAGCCTTCACTACTTGCTACGAAATGAGCTAAGATATTATTATCAGTAACAAACATGCTAATCTGTGATGCCATATCAAGACCTGAAGGCCATGAAATATAACTTGATTGATCTGCATAATACCGATCAGGATGGGAATGAAATGATAAATACCTAACCGTTGACTCGTTACCTATCAATGGTACACTCGACTCATCTCCCTGTATTATTAGATCAGTATTTAATTCAATTACCCCTATGTCCGCTCCATTTATATTTCTAATGTATTTAGAGATGCATAATTTAGCCGCATATTCAACTGGCTCCATGCAAAATTTTGCTAATAATCTGGCTACCCTTTTTGAGAAAAAGATTTTTTGACGGCATAGAAATGGTTGAGATTGAGCAATATTCATAATCTTAAGGATTGATACAGCTGGATCAATATCAGTCATTCCTAAATGTAATAAATCTATAGATTTACTGTTGGGATTCGGTGTTGGTGCACCGAATCCCATTTTTGCATACAATACAATATCTTCGTACCAATTAATGTTATCGAATTTTATCTCAAGTATTAAATTTTTTAAGTAAAATTCCAATATATACTCTAGTAAATCCTGTTTGTACTTTTTAGTTATAGAAATTAACTCTGAAATACGTATATATTCTAACTCCTCTGAAGCATTAGCGAACCCTATTGGTTCAATTGAGTTAAAAGTATTTTTAGTTGCGTGTTTATCTAGGATGAAAAAAAGGTCACTTTTATTTGGCTTAATAAAACCGAAAACATAGTTTTGTATTTGAGGAAATAAATATAGAGCCGAAGATGAGATAACTACGATATTTCCGCAAGAGATAAAATATATATTCTTCATTTGTATAAGCAAATTACTTATTTTAATATTTATCATTTGATAAATTTTTGACAATGTACATTACCATAATTATAATAAGTACAATTACTAAAAATAAAACACTTTGTGGAATGTCCGAAGCAATTGCCGGAGACGCTGTAAAACTATCTGTTTGACGTAACGCCGTTTTACATAAAGGACATCCTTGAATATGCTCATATACTTCACGACAATTTAACTCTTTTGAGCTTTCATTTCCAATACTATGAACATTTCTATATTGATCTAAATATGTTGGCATTATACTTTTATCTTGAAGAAATCTTTTTCCAAGTCACGATCATTCTCTTTAGCAATTAATTCATTTAAAATGACTAAATATGGTACAGCCGATTCAGTAGTGTTTTTTTCCATTTTAGTTAGTTTGAATGTAACCTTAATTCCCGCAGTTATTAAATTGTTGTATTTTTGACTCTTTTTGAATGATTGAATGTCTTTCTGTTCACCCGACAAGCATAATTTATTTTGAACAATTAATTTTTCAGAAGGAATATTTTCAATATTTGTCACGTTTTCGTAAATGATACTTTTCTTATCAAGATTTATATCAATTGTTTCCTCCTTCATTGTCCCCTCTGTAAATATAAATTTTGAGATTCCTTGATTATCAGACCCAAACGCGTGATTAAGAGCTGATCCCGGATATAGAACATTCAGACCTATCTGTTGTCTCTCATGAATATGTCCAGATATTAGCATGGGCCATGTTACATCCCATTCATCACCGTCAATTGATTTAATACATCCCATCTTACAATTTTTTATTTCCTGGTGAGCGAAAATACAATCTGCGTTTTTCCAATTATTGATTTTATTTAATGCTTCAACAAAACGTCCTGGAGGTACATATGGAACCAAAAGATATTTATTTTCTATAAATAATGGATAATCAACTACATACACCCTATTCCATTCTTTCATTCCATTCATCCAATGATTTGTTGTGAGAAATTGTTGATTGTTTATATAATCGTGGTTTCCCACCAATACATAAACATCAGCTATCGTTCTCAAACTTTTTATAAATTCGTATGCATAATTCATGAGCTGAGAATGAATTTTTTCATGAGTATCTAGTAAATCACCAGCAACAACAATGAAAGATATATCTTTCATTTGAAGCATTACATTTTTCAGTTTTTCTAAATCTTTGAGATTTCCAAATTTTATATGGATATCTCCAATGAACAATACAGTATTCATATCTTATCTTTTCTTATAGGATATACATACTATAATCCGTAAAAATCAATATTTAATAATTCATATTGAATAACATACTTTTAGGTTTATTTTCGCGTGTAGTAATTGATGGATGTTGCCTCAGACCCCATTTGTTAAAATCACCATATAATACTACCCAATTATCTAATTTACTATTCATATGTTCCGTTGTGAGATTATTTTTGATATCATTTGTAACTACTGTAATGACCTGATTGATCATTTCATCTACCATATTTGGATTCTCACTAGATGGGATATGATAACGTGTATAAATATCTCCGGTTGATGGTCTATAGCCTCTATAAATACTATTCATGACCTCTACAATACGTTCACATGGAACAATAATTCCAGGTGGATAGAATGTCCTCAAAAGTTCAGTTACTTTTGAGGATATTAATTTAGCCGTTTGATCAGAAAAATATCCTTTAATGGCTTCATTGTTATTTGAATACCCCACGTGAGATAGATATTGTTGATTCATTTTTAATCATTCAGGAGAATTATCAAGCTTTTACGTATTACGCATTCTGTTAAATTTCTGTTCAATACAAATGTTTTAGAAGAAACAGATATTGAACACATTCTGTTAAATTTCTGTTCAATACAAATATCATCCGTCACAACACATTCTGTTAAATTTCTGTTCAATACAAATCTCATCTGTCATAACACATTCTGTTAAATTTCTGTTCAATACAAATTATCTTTCTATACTTTTCAGTATAGAAAATGGATGCCCCCACTATAAGAGACCTTTTGAGATTGCGCTCAAAGGTATTCCTAGCCCCAAACATCGCTAGGAATTGTGACATCCAGCCATCGTTTCACCTCATTATTTACAATATGTACAACATTTAGTCACTTACATAGTCTTCCGTAATTCTTCACTCGTTCTTACAAACATTCTCATTATATCTCTATGCTTTTTCTCAAAAATATATGATATCTTATTTTCAACAGTTTCGCATTTCATTTTAAATCGCATTTTATCCCTTATTCGATAATTTACACGATCTTCTTGATCTTCTAAGTAATATATTTGAATTTCATCTGTGAATCTAACACGTTGTGAAACAATAAATGTTATATTTCCATCGTCGCTAGAAGAACACTCACTAGAGTCATCACTAGAGTCATCACTAGAGTCATCATTAGAGTCATCACTAGAGTCATCACTAGAGTCATCACTAGAGTCATCATTAGAGTCATCATTCAATTTAGCAAAAACAATAAATCCGTCGGGATCCATGATTGTAATCTTCACGGCTTACATAAAAAAGGTATTATTTTCAAACATAATAAAATCAAATTTCTGGTTAATGATATGTTTTGCATTCTTTTTATACCTTTCGGTATAAAAAATTATAAAAATTATAAAAACTATGATGTTCCTGTTGATCCGAAACCGTCACTACCTCGTTCCGTACTATCAAGATCGTCGACGATCTTGATAGTGGGATGGATTATCCTCTCGCATATCAATTGAGCTATGCGATCTCCTTTTTCAACCGTAAAATCTTCATTACCATTATTGAAAATAATGACTCCAACTTCTCCTCTATAATCCGCATCAATAACACCCGCTCCAATGTTAATGCCATTCTTGAATGTAAGACCAGAACGTGGGGCTACTCGACCGTAACAGTTTTGAGGAATTGCAACGGCAATTCCTGTTTTAATAAGGCATCGTGAACCAGCCGGAATAATGAGTACATTTTCATCATCAAAATTAACCGTTTCCTTGGTTTCCATATTTACATACGAATGAGCCCTCAGATCGTAGCCTGCAGCAAGGTTAGAACCACGAACTGGAATTTGTGCATCATCATAAAGACACTTAATCTTAAGAATTGCAGTTTCCGATACCGGAAACATTAATGCGAGATGATCATCCTCATCAAACAAGCTTACAATTGCGCATTTCAATAAGTTCCTCAGTGTTCCAAACATTTTTCTTTATTATTTAATTTATTCCTTTAACCCTATTATTCAATTAATATGACTAGAATACTTTATTAGTGCTTGACTTTAAAGACTGTATTTCCATTAGAAAAAATATGAGTAATAAGAAATTTCTTCCTATAAATAGTAGTGATATTGAAATACCTCTTATAAAAGGAGGCATTCCAGTAGAAGATTCATTTGAAAAATCTTCTAGGAATCGGAAAGGGAGACCCAAGACATGTTTTATGAAATTCTTATCTGTTTTTACCTTTATGGGACTTATTTTCGGAGCAACAGTTTTAGGTTTTTCTTTTAATTTAATAGGGTCCGATCAAATAGGGTACTACAAGAACGGAGAAGGATTTATGGGTAAGGGTATATATTTCAATTTTCCTTGGATCAAGGAACGTATGAAAGTTATATCTATACGTCCTGAAATTACAAAGAAATTTGATGATGTTTTAGTACACCAAGAATATTCAATAGACGTCAATGTAGTTTATAACGTGACCAATATTGCCAATTATGTTGATAATTTAAGAAAAGATGGTTGCGTACCACAAATCGAATCGCTCATTCGAAATAAAACAAGCATTCGTAATTCCGATATAGTTTATCTTCAAGATTTTGAGGAAAAGGTTGAAGAATGTGGTATATTCATTAAGAGGGCGATGATTATAAGTAATTCTGCTGTTCGTTTAGCCAATCAAAAAATTACAATAGGATCATTAACCGTCGAAGAAGAAGAAGAAGAAGTAAAAAAAGAGATTGAACAAACAATAATGGACATATTGGATCATAAAAGGGTGAAAGATTTTAATATTTGGATTACTAATTGGTTGTACTCTCTTTTGGTAAATATCTCTGCTAATAAATCCAATAATGAAACAGATACTCACATAGTTAGCGAGATGAACGACGAAAGCAATAATATCTTAGAAACCACTCATATTCCTAGAGAACAGGAAAATGGTTATGAGGGATCTGGTCATTCTGAATCGAAACCTATCGTAATAACACATCCTATTAGAGAACAGGAAAATAGTTATGAGGGATCTGGTCATTCTGAACAGTCATGGCCACCTATGTATGATCGGAAACCTATCGGTAGAGTAAATCCTATTCCTAGAGAAGCATTTACCACTACGGAAGCTACCACTACTTCTCCCAAAACAGAATCTCCTACCGCTACACCTACCACTACACCTACCACTACACCTACCACTACTTCTACTACAGAAGCTACCACTACCACTCCTGTCACTACTACTACCACTCCTATCACTATCACCACAGAAGCTACAACCACTACTTCTACCACTACCACTACAGAAGCTACTTCTGCAGAATCTATCACATTTATTCCTATAGAAATACTTTCTACAGAAGATATTCCTGTAGACGATTACGCAGATCCCTCATATGAGATGAAAGAATCTAACGATGATTACTCAGAAATTACCAATACTACGAATCCCAGATCCCCAATCAATTTGGATCCTAATTCAGAATTTGGATTAGCCGCTTCAGCTCTCCAAGGTATTCACTAATTTTATTAGATTATTTCGATAGAGATTTTTGTGGGTAAAATTACTTTAAGTAGAAGATATTTCATTAAAAAAACTAAAATGTCTTCTTTTGGAATGAATAAAAGTAATACGAGTGTGGCTAAACAATGTTGTTCCAGTGGTAATAATTTTTCTACTACATCACTTATTCCTTCTGGTGCTAATCGATGTACAGTTTATTGTTTTACACCTCGAAATGCATCAGGGACTGTATCCCTTGTAAGCAATACTGATTCTGCTCGTAGACAAATTACGATCGATCAGAATTTGGTTGTTATTCCGGCTAATTCAATTATTGACCGGGTTGAATTTTTTGGAGTATCAGGATTTTCCACCAAAGGATCATTCTCAATTGGTTTGGGTCAATTGAATGGAAGCATCATGACATCATTAGTAGAAAATACTACTGCATCTATTGCAAATGAAAAGGTTGGAGGGTGTCGAGAATTTCTTTCAATTAGCCCAGATGGGAAAAATCTAAAGACAATGGTTCTCCTTCAAAGTAATGTGAATGTAATATTGGAAAACCCTGTAACATCTGGTAACCTCCTTGTTGTAATTGATTACCATATTAAACCAAGTCATGTCTAAATTCTTAAAAATGGTTTAAGGGAAGCTGATTCTTGATAAAAATGAAGAAGCGCAATATTGAAGATGAAATATTAAATCTTGACATGTTCGTCAGGAACAATGAATTGATTCCTATCAAGATTCGTAACAGTATTTTGAAGCATATTGACTCAGTACGTAAATGCGCTAAACCTCGTCGTTCTAACAAGGGGCGTAATCAAAATCAAAATAGTGGTCTTTTAAAGCCTGTTATAATCAGTAAAGAAATGGCACATTTTGCTAATTGGGGGGTGGAAGAATTACATTCTCGTGTGGATGTAACAAAGGTTATTTGTGCTTACGTTAAAAATAATATGCTTCAAAAACAAACAAATAAGAAGACTATTATTCCCGATGATGAATTGGCTAAAATTCTTAATTGGTATTCAATCGATGAAGAGATGCATGTAATAGTAACTAAGATTAATGAAAACAATCTTTTTAGTATTTTGAAAACACCAACGTCTGGTTTGAAAGATGCTAAATTTTACAATAATTCTGAATTAAGAAAGGAAAGTGACGGTGAAACGTTGGCCATTATTAAGAAGGTAGAATTATTAGAAGATGGTCATTACAGTTTTGTTTTTGACATTCCACTAAATTTAGTTATTGGAGAACAATATGTTGTTCATGTCCCACTGACATATCCAAAGGTTCAGACCAAAATCAGTATACATTTAATTAAACCAGAAAAAGTAGATATTCCAAAAGAGATTAAACCAAAAAGAAAAAAGAAGGCGCCTTCTGATAAATAAATAGATAGATAAATAGAAATAATATAATTTGGTAACCTGAAGGTTACCAAATTGTTCCTTATCTAATGTATTGAAATTTCCCATCACGTATACACCATTCATGTTTTGAATAATCCCTCAAAATCTTAATTACATCTTCATTTTTAATATCACCCGTATTTAAAATTACTTTCTCCATCTGATCTAATAAATTATCAGGATCAATGAAACCTAATAATTTGTTGAATTGATTAAAAATAAAAGCTTTATTGTACTCATATTCTTCCAGGTTAAATTCGAACACATCATCAAAACCTTTTACACTATTGACTAATCTTATCATGTGACCAGAAAGACACATATCATTACAATCATTCATTTCCTCAATCAGTCTATTTGTAAGATTAATACGTTCTTTATGATTTTTTATATAAAACCATACAGATGCAAAAAGACTAGGCATATGTATTCCATTTACTAATTCATTAGTCTCAATTACATTTAAAAAAGAGTCGTCAAATATTTCATTTGACGGTCTTACATACTTACATGGAAATTTTTCCATTATTTCCTTGGCTGCGTAAGTGGCAGGTGTCATGAAATAATGTACATTTTGTGGATTGTAAAAAATTGTTCTAGGAGGTATATGCATGAATTCACTAAATTCATGCTCAAGTATATGAATGATATCATAATTATTAGCTTCCTTTAGTTCATTACAGTACAGATGTAAAGATTGTAATATATCGGGTTTCAATATATTTAATACTTCATCGCTCGAAACAGCTTCTATTAATTCTCTATACATATTAATTCGTGTTTTATGAGTGAGAGTGTCCTCAATATCCAGCATCCTAATTAAATCTTTAAAACGACTGCTAAAAGACGATGTCATGTTGTTTTTTTCTTGAATACTAATGCATAAATGAGAATAGGTGATTTATAAGCTATATGTGTAATTATAATTAAAAATGGCTTTTACTGAAATATCAGTATCTACACAAACATTCACAGTGCGAAGTAATATTGACCATATAGAACTAAATGAATTCTATAATGTTCTTGAACCAGTGAAAAAACCGTTTGATAAAGCAGCAATTTTATGTGTAAAGTATAAAGAGCAAAAGAAAGGATCCGATCCTGAAAAAGATACAAAGCTAAAACGCAGGCGATCAATTGAACAAGAAGTTCCTCCAAAAACAACTAATTTTCTAAATTGTGTTACTTTAATTGTTCAGGTAGAGAAACGTATTAATATCAAAATATTTAGAAATGGTGTATTTCAACTAACCGGGTGTAAAAACATTAACAATGTTCGACAATGCTTAAATATGATACTGATTGAATTATTTAAAACTAAATGCTTCCGTTTTGAGATTGGCTATGATGATTTCGTGATTTATATTAAATCTGCAATGAGAAATATTGATTTTGATCTAGGTTTCAAAATAAATCGTATTCTTTTGGCTAATCGTTTAGCTAATATATTTCAAGATGATGATGATATCATCATTCCAGATGCAATAGGAAACAAAATGGATGTGAAAATTAAGGTACGGATTAATCGTGAAGAATTAGAAAAATTATGTGTAATTAAGATTATACATCCTACTAGTGAAAAATCACAAGAAGAGATAATCATGTATAAAGATTGTTTGCGTATAATTGAGCCCAAAAAACTAGAAACTAAATTGAGGGATAAATTTATAACTATATCAGTTTTTCAAAATGGTAAAGTTCTGCTATCCGCAATGGATGAATTTATTCAAGAAAAATATTATAAATGGTTTATTTCGCTCATTAAAAGAATTGAAAATGATATTAAACCTCCTATTCTCCCAAAAAAGACTTTTTTAGTAGGTAAAGCCGCAAAAAATATTAAAATATTATCGTAACCAAGGTAATCGTCGTAGTCTTTTTGTAATAGTTGACTTACGTCGTAGCTGACGTAGTAGTCGTAACGTAGTCGTAACGTAGTCGTAACGTAGTCGTAACTAATATAACCTAGTAATTGTAACATTGTCGTAACATTGTCGTAACATTGTCGTAACATTGTCGTAACTAATATAACGTAGTAGTCGTAACTAATGTTATAACCTAACGGTTATAACATTTTATATTCATTGTGCAATTTTATCAATGTAATAATTACATAGTAATTGAGAAACGGCATTGTTTTCCGAGAAAACAATATGGAGACCATCTTCATTTAAAAATGAATGTAAAGCATCCGTTTCGGTAAGTGAACTCACAGTCGTCATGAAATAATATAACGGTTCTGTCGTAATAAACATTGTACCTCTAATAAATTCGTCTTCTATAGCATATCCATAATTTATTCTCATATGGGCATATGCATAATAATTGATATCGTCAATAGTAAATCTGAAAGAAACATTGTAAAGAGTATCTTCTGTATCATCTTCCTCTATAACAGCTTCATATATTCTATTTATATCACTTAATACAATTGGACCTGTATATACATTTTCAAAAGGTAAAGAAAATAATGTAAAATGACCACGATAGTCTAAAATATCTTCAAGATAATCAGCTAAATTATCAGCTGTGACCGTATCTACCAAAGATTTGAACATTGCGTATCTTAATTTAATAGCATTCTTCTTCATATACTATAATTCATGTTTCGTAATTCATATGAAATGTTTTTATACATAAAAATGTATAAAAACTGAGATTTTTAAATAGGTGTATTTCTTACCGTATTTCTAAACGTATTGTTTGACAAATTGTTTCAAAGCAACATATGACCGAGAACTATTAGTATATGGAATACGTTTATTTCCTTTGATTAATACAAAGCTAGGAACTGTTTCCAAACCTGGATAAATTTTATCTAATTTTCCCGATGATTGAAGATTTCTTTCACTTTCACGTTCTCCGTCTAATTGTATAGTCATACAAGTAACAATTCCTTCATTTGCCAAGCGTTGAAAATCTGGTTTAGCAGTTTTACATCCACCACAATAACTACCCTGAATCATAATAAAAACTGGTATATTTTCCAGTTTTCCAACCAAACTACCAGAATCTGTAAAATCTGAGCTTTCTAAATATCCAATAGGTTTTACGAAATCATCCATTTTTATGATAACAAATAATTCTTAAGATTAACCTAATAAAATCGAATTGTGCCTTTATTTAGAATGAAAATGACTGGCGTTAATTCTAAATCAATAGTTTGATTATTGATAATAATGGTCCTCACAGGTTTCGTAGGTACCGTAGGCGTAGTATGTCTTGTAGTATGTCTTGTAGTGTGTCTTGTAGGTAGTACGGTAGTGTGTCTTGTAGGAAGTACGGTAGTATGTCTTGTAGTATGTTTTGTAGTGTGTCTTGTAGGAAGTACGGTAGTATGTCTAGTAGGTAGTACCGTAGTGTGTCTTGTAGGAAGTACGGTAGTATGTCTTGTAGAAGGTATCGTAGTGTGTCTTGTAGGAAGTACGGTAGTATGTCTTGTAGAAGGTATAGTAGAAGGTATCGTAGAAGGTATCGTAGTGTGTCTAGTAGGTAGTACCGTAGTAGTAGGTACCGTAGAACTGATCTGTTTTGAACCATACAAGAATTGGATACCTGCTATATCATCAGGACCTAAAGCACTAGTTTCCATGAAACTAGGGAACATAATATCAACTATCGGGTAAATATAACTATGTCTTAAACCTAAAACATGACCAAATTCATGCAATAATACTCGATATAGTTTTTTATAATCATCCCATGATTCGATGAGATTCAGATGTACACGACCATCAGGTGGAAAAAATGCATGTCCCAAAGTAGATGCTGCAAATGGATAATTATCAAAGTGATAACCTATGTTATGAAATGATATTTTTATATCAGCATCTTCCACCATGGAAACCTCTTTAAACGTTAAAAGTGTATGTGATCCCCATTCTTTAAGAGCATAATTAATTGCATGTCTCATAACATTTTGATCAATCAGCCCTGTCTGGTTTGATTGATAATGTGTCGAATTATGATAAATCCAAGTTAGTTTGTTTTTATGCCATTTGCCTTCCGAAACCGAGTATTTTCCAATCAATATTTTTTTTTTAATGCTACATCTCCGAAACCATCGGAATCAGAATCATCTACATAATCAAGAGTACCGCATGTAATAGGGAATATAATCGTAATGACAGGAGTATCAATTACACCAGTTTCTGGTAATCCATTTTGTCTTTGGAATCTTCGAAGAGATTTAGCTTCACGTTTTTTGAGACGCATCATAGAAATAGCTTGTCTAGGAGATAAAACAGTTAATTGTGATAATCTATTCCATAATCTAAAATGATGTTCTTTGAAAAAATTATTATTTACTAAATATTCTAGCACTGCCTTTTCAATAAAAATATCAGTATATGTAATAGGTTGTGAACTAATAGTAATATTTTTATCAGAATTAAATTCTGATTCTGTTGGATATCTATACGGCATTGTATATGGTGCTGCGATTACACTATTGAAATGTAATCCTAAAAATAATATTGGGATAATTGAAATCATTTTTTATTTAGACTAATAGCTCATAAGTTTTAAGAAACTTATGAATAACTCAAGTAAAAATATGCTTATGACTTAAAAATGACAACCTTGGGCCCATATACTCAAGCCACTTTAATATACGAACCAGTAGTTACTAACCGGGTGGAATTAGCACGTCCTGGAACTATGTTGGATTATATAACCAAAAAATTACCTCATTTTTTACCAATAATAAAAAATGCTAGAAAGATGCCATTTTATAATTCTGAGGGACGTTATACACTATTTGTCCCAAAAGCTTCTGAACATGATTATCGTCATTTAGATCCTAATTTATCAATTAGGATTCTGAATATGTCTACAGTACCGGGTATTATAACAACGGATATGTTTTCAAATAATCAAACTATATTTCCATTGGATCATCCAAAAAACAATCTATATATCCGGAAAAACCTAAATACGATTAAGGTTTTAGATAAACAAATTATTTTTGGTAATATTGAATGCAATAATGGGATTATCCACATTATAGATTCAATTCTTTGGCCTATATTCTAAGAACCTAATGACGATAATATTCACGATATTCCTCACGTGTAGTTCTCATAACAAGAAATATGATGATCACGATAGCTATCATCAGAAACATTATTCCTTGGCCGCTTATGAAATCTGATTTGCCTGGAGGTGCAGGTGGAGTAGGAGGTATAGGGTTACTTCCACCTCCACCTGCATCTGTACCTGGACCTGCACCTGGACCTTCACCTCCTACTCCACCTGCATCTCCACCTACACCTCCACCTGTACCTCCACCTGTACCTCCATCTGTTTCGGCATCACGATAATACGATGACAAATATTGAGGACGTTGTTGCATTTGTGCCATTTGTTGAATAGATGCTTCTGGGGTCATAGGAACAATGTATTTTACATTGTTATCGGGAATAACTGACCAATATTTTATTCTTTGAGTCATTTTTTCTTGGATATTATTTTTTTAAATTTCGTTGATATAGTCTTTTAAAGGCGTAATCAAAAACAAATACTTGTGAGGATAACATTCCCATTCGTAAATATAAATCGTTCATTGCATCCATTTCTTCCATCAACCAAAATAGAATAAATAACTGTATTAGAATTAATAAAATTAATTTCGTATTACTCTCTTCATTTGGATCGATTTTTTTATAGATCCAAATGCCTAACCATTCTACAATCATGCCGACGATAAAACCGTATAAAAATTTAAATAGATTTTCTACAATCATTTTCAAACAAAAAGAAAAACAAATATAAAAAGAAGAAATGAGTATGCTATGCAAACAATTCCTCAATAATCCCCGTATTAATCCTAGAACAGGTCGTCAAATATTGCCTACAGGGCAAGTATACAAAAAACTTGTGAAAGAATGTGGTGAACCGGATTATGACGCACATTCGTCGAGATATTATTCAGATATTATGTTCATTGCTAAGAAATTTCCTTGGACACGTCGTTCACCAAAGATTTCAATGACACGTAAGAACCCATGTGAAGAATTTCTTAAAAATCCTCATATTAATCCTCGAACACGTCGTCAAATATCTCCCGAAGGAAACGTATATAAAAAACTAATGAGGGAATGTTCTACGCCGTCACGAGCTCAATCACGTGCTCGATCACGTGCTCGAGCACGTAAGCACCCATGCGAAGAGTTTCTTAAAAATTCCAATATTAATCCTAAAACAGGTCGTAAAATATCTCCTGAAGGAAATGTATACAAAAAACTAGTGAGGGAATGTGAGAGATATCGCAGACGTAAGGAGGTAATAGAAAACCTCATTAAAGCTGATAATATATCAGTAATGCGATCTGCCGTTCTCAATCAATTAGGTGAAGATGCAAATTATATTTTAGGTATCAGCAATCATCCTTCAGATTTATACAGGTGGGTTACATAAATTTACATCTAAATTTATAAGACACCAACAGCTAAATCATTAATAGATACAGAAGGTGATTGCATGCATGGACTACCATAGTTTGTGAGATAAGCACCATTTTGAGTGGATGCTGGGGCATATCTGAGTTTTGGATCTGCTCCAGCAGCCCAATAATCACCCTTCATATTATTATCGAAAAAATCGTTGGGCATGCTTGTACGCCATCCTAGATTTTTTTCAGGATACAAACTGACATCGCCAGCGGAATAGGTATAATATGAAGGATTTGAGTTCATAGTCCCAAGGCCATTACACCCACAAAACGCTTCCTTCATCATAACGGAGTACAATGCTAAAACTGCAATAATTAATAGTATAATTGCTATAATGTTATTACTCTGCATTTTTAGTCATATGTGATAAAATATTTGAGTTTATACATACATGGAATACAAGGAGATAATGAGAATGACTAAAGAAAATAAATTCAAGCCTAATGAAATTTATCAGAACCTCCCAATTTATGAAGAGGATGATAAATTCAAATTGCTTAAGCAATACTACAATCAAACACATTTTGTCAATCATCAGATTGACACGTATAATGATTTTATCACTAGAGGTATGCAGGCTATAGTAAAAAGAGAACCTCCAATAGAAGCGAACAATTTTAAAGTACAGTTTAATCATGTTTACGTAGATCAACCTAAATTTGTGAAAAAAATTAAAGATCGATCAATTAATAATGATGTTCCTGGTAGTTGCATTGAAATTACTGAAGATGCAGAGGTTATAAAAGAAGGACAAAAAGTTATTGTAACCTATGTGAATTCACCTTTATACCCAAACGAAGCAAGAAAAAGAAGTATTAATTATGATGGAGTTATAAATGCTTCAATTACCGTCACTCATACTGAAACAAATAAGAAAACTGAGCATCATCAGGTTCAAATAGGTAAAATTCCAGTAATGTTAAGATCTAACGCATGTAGATTAACTGACAATAACAAAGAATTTCATTATGAATGTCTAAATGATTTTGGAGGGTATTTTATCATCAAAGGTAAAGAACGCGTTCTAATTGGGCAACTGCGACGCGCTTACAACAAAGTGTATGTCGAAAAAACATCTGATGATAAATACGGTTATATGGCAGAAATTAGGAGTATGAATGAAAAAGGTAATTCTGTATTAATTCAGCTAAAGGTTATAACTGCCACCAATGAATTATTTTTTTCATTACCTTATATTAAAGCTAAATCATTATTACCAGCAGGTTTAGTTTTTAAAGCATTAGGTATCACGGAAAAGGATATGAAACAAATAGTTCGATTGGATACGTACCCAGATATTTTAAATCTGCTTGTAGAACAATACAATATGGAAATGACCACAGAAGAAGCAATCGAATCTATATCAAACGATATTACAGATGACACAAAAGACTGTGTTTACGTGAGAGATATTTTACATAAAGAATTGTTCTATCATGTCGGTGAACTAACCCCTCACAAATCTGCTTTACATCTTGGTTACATGATCAAAAAATTAGTAGCATGTATGCATAATAATAGAATGTTAGATGATAAAGATAATTTAGCCAATAAACGGATTGATTCTACATCTGCTCTTCTGGAATTTTTGTTTCAGATTTTGTTCAAACAATTTGTAAAGACTTTGACAAACCAAATGGAAAATAAAAAGAATCCTGATCCTATAGCCATTATTAAAGATATTAAAATAATTACTCATTCGATGAATCAAGCTTTTATGACGGGGAATTGGAATACTCAAAAAAGTTCACTGTTTACACGTATAGGTGTGTCTCAGGTTCTTGTCATGCAAAATTATGGAGCTAAATCTTCTCATTTGCGACGTATTATGCTCCCTGTTGGTAAAAAAGGGAAAATTCCAAGTGCTCGTCAATTACATGCATCTCATTTTTCGTTCATTTGTCCTTATGAAACACCAGAAGGAGAAACTGTTGGTCTTGTATCTAATTTGGCATTATCAGCTAATATTTCCACATATATTTGTCCTAAATTAACAACAGATGTCATTGTCGGTATGGAATTATTTCGTAATGATTTTTGTGGATGTAATCTGATTTTCATTAACGGATGTATTGTAGGTTCATGTGATGAAGCGTTTAAATTCGTTAAAGCATTTAACGAATTTAGGTGTTCTAATCTACTAGATCGTAATATATCGATTACAAGATTAACTGAAGAAAATGAGATACATATTTGGACTGATGAAGGACGTTTACTGAGACCATTATTTACGATAGGTCCTCGAAATAGTATTTTATACAAGGAGAATCCTTTAAAAACATGGAATTCTTACGTTGATGAAAACAAGATTGTATTCAGAGAGGTGTGGGAACTAGAACAATCGGTCGTAGCTCTAACTGAAGAAGATTTAAAAAAGAATCGATGTGATTATCTTGAAATATGTCCAGCCGCTACCTTAATGGCAGTAATGGCTTCTGTAATTCCTCTTTCTAACCACTCACAATCACCTAGAAATGCATATCAAGCTTCGATGGGAAAACAGGCAATTGGAATACCAAGCACTGCATATCAAGAACGATATGATACTACCCTTCATGTTCTTGATATGCCACAAAAACCTCTAACAAAAAATGAGATGGTTTCAGTACTGAATTTTGACGAAATGTCTCACGGTGCTAATCCTATTGTTGCTATCATGACATATAGCGGCTTTAATCAAGAAGATTCAGTCATTCTCAATAAGGGATCATTAGATCGTGGTTTATTTACTACCACAACGTATAAGAGTATCGTAGAAGAAGAGAAAAAAAGAGGTAGCTCTGATTTTGAAACTATTTGTCTTCCAAAATTCCAATATAGGAATAGAAACTATGACTACAGTCATTTGAACGGTGATGGTCTTGTATGGAAGAAAAATATTTATTTGAAAAAGAATATGGTCATTATTGGTCGTACAACAAAAAAAATGATCAAAAAAGAAGACGGTGTGAGGGTAGCTGAAATTTCAGATACAAGTATTGTTATAAAACATGGCGAGGAAGGATATTTAGATAAAGTATTAAGCACTCTGAATAATGAAGGAATTAGAATTTTCAAAGTAAGAATACGTATTCCACGTATTCCTGAGATCGGGGATAAATTTGCATCATCTACAGCCCAAAAAGGCACATGTGGGATGATTTTTTCAGAATGTGATATGCCATTCGATAAAGATGGTGTAAAACCTGATCTAATAATCAATCCTCATGCTATTCCATCAAGAATGACGATTAATATGTTGATTGAAATGTGTTTCAATATGGTAGGATGTAAGCTAGGTATCCAGATGGATGCTACTCCATTCAAACATAGAAATATTGAAGATGAATTAACTGATTGGGCTTCGCGTGCAGGAATAACTACTTATGCTTCTACAATGATGGATGGCAGGACCGGTGAATTAATTCCAAGTAAAATATTCATGGCTCCCTGTTTTTATCAACGTTTGAAACATATGGTTGTAGACAAAATTCATGCACGCGTTGCTGGGCCATTGGATACACTCACTCATCAACCTGTTGCTGGAAGATCAAGGGATGGAGGATTAAGATTTGGTGAAATGGAAAAAGATTGTATGCTAAGTCATGGTTCCACACGTATCTTGAAAGATTGTCTCTTTGAACAAAGTGATAAATTTGTTATTCCAGTTTGTAAGGGATGTGGTAATATACCAGACAAGAGAACATTTTGTGAGATATGTCAAGAAGGAAATATAGAAATGAAAAATATGCCTTATGCTACAAAATTACTTTATCAAGAACTACTTGGTATGGGATTAAAATTGAAAATAACATAAAATTAAAATAAAAATCTATTTCATAACCTTCGGGTTATGAAATCATTACAATGGCATCAAAGCGGTGTAATTGGCAGTTCCGTTTACTAAATATCCAAGAATCATACCAGGAATAATTCTTGGATATTTAGTAATATTTATTATATCCTCTTCATTTGCATATGAATAAACATCAACGTCAAAATCATCTAATTCTTCTTCATTAGGGATATTCGGATATGAATTATAATGGAATTTATTCCAAAATTTAACTAATTTTGTAGAGACCTGCAAACCTGATTTTATTATAACAGATTCTTTCAATAAAGGCAAGACATTTTGAGCAAGATAAATACCATCACCAATCACGTTGTTATATATAAAATATGGTTGAAGCTGATCTAATTTAATACTTCGTGTAACTTTATTGTTTGTTTTGTAGCTCTCAATTAGTTCACTTACAGCATTTGGACTATCCAATATGAATTGATGTGGTATTTCATCAAAATCTGATATCTCGTCATAAAAATTATTAATATGAATTTTATTTTTGTATGCAATTAATTCGTTGAAATGTGTATTGGAATACAATCTCAGCATATAAATTAACCTTACGAGCATTTCTTTAGAAAGTACAACAACCTGGTTCTTATACACAAATTGCGAATATGTTGAAAATTTTGACGATAAATTTCTACTCTTAAATTCATGATTGGGTTTTATGATTATACAATCATTAATAAATTGATTCATTTGTTGCTCATTAAGAGGTTTGGTATAAGAATTTATTTCGATAAATTTTGACAAATAATATAAACCATATTGGTAAATAATTTTAGCTATCTTTCTATTGTGATTAAAATGCGAAATCATATTATCAGAAACATTTTCTTCATAGGTTTCTGATTCATTTACTATTGGAACAGAATCTAATCTATTCTTATCATCGCATAAGAATGTAATATTCAGATTACCACGGCTAAAATGAGATTCTACTTCACGTATATGATCATTTATGAGACGTTGTTTAATAAAAGTAATATTTTTATCTCGTGCAAAATCTTTTATTATATTTACTTCACATCTATAGATTTTGGTTGTAATTCTCGCATTAAATGGTGGTATTGGATCACATATGAATGAAATCATATCACCATTAAATAATGTATTGATAATTCTGCATTTGCCATATATATCGATTATTTGAGATTTTACGTTTAAATCAACAGGCACCATTATCGATGGAAGTATCGTATTATGGCTAAAAGACCTATTTAAATCTTTGAAAATTTCCCATATTTTTGTGACTACGTCATCAAAATATGGAAAAGATGTTTCCATATTGGCAAGAATTTTTGTATCGGGTGTATTAGTCCGTGTAATCAATTCACACTGGGTTTCAGCTACACCTTCGTCACTACCAGTATTGCGTTGGTATATGAATACGGTTCGACGAGATGGTTTCAATTTATAAAATACTTGTGCATGACGAGGTAATAATATTGTTCCATCTGGATGCTTTTCATCTGATGATAATACAAAAATATCACATTTGAATACCAGCTCTAATACATGAAAAAATTCAAGAGCGTTTAGATTGGAATTAGTAAGTTTTTCATGAATATTCTCAATTGATTCATCGTAAAATTCCTGTTTTGCTGCAGCTGCATTTATTTTGGTTGCAATTTCAGCCCTTATACTTTTAACGCGAGGGATTCTATCGGACACTTGTAGGCTTTTAATATTATTTATATTGAGAGCAAGCATGACACATTCAAGAAACGAATTATTACCAGGATTAGAACCCACTCTAATGAATTGAAATTTTGGGTTTGGTTCAATCATTCTAAATAATTCTTTAAGATTTGGGGGGAGTACACCGGGTAATCCTGGAGGTAATGTTTTACCGGAGATGAACATGTCTTGAACTGCACTAGTTTTTTCCATCATTTTCTCCTGTGCAAAATAGTGTCTGAATCTGCCTCCCAATTTATTTTGATCTTTCGTATAACAACATGGAATATATGGAAATGTATTCTTGTTTTCTAAACTATTCTCTCGTAAACCTGGAAACGGATGTGTTTTATGTGTACACACATAATATCGTTTAATACTTTCACCAAATATAGGAAATTCCATCAACTGTCTTTCTTTGGTTCTTTTATATATTTCTGCTTGTTCATTGGAAATTATGATTGGTCGGTTGAGACACTTTCTGGAATATGTAGGTAGAAAAATATCTGGCGCTATTGCTCTCAATTCTAATTTTTCTAATTTTCTCGGTCGTTTTATTAATTTTGTTTCTTCTGCTCGTAGGAAATCATCACCAATATACGTCCTATATTGGTTCAATATTAGATCTTTATTGTTGTTATATAGTGTAAAAAGACGTCCTAGAATTTTTTGGTATTTTAGACAATCGATTGTATTCGTAGCTTTAACCCTCACTTTTATAAAATTACTACCTTCATCCTCCATTCCATACATATTAGCTTTCTCTGTTTCTTTCATTGCAATACTTAAAATATCGTTAGTTCCAAGCACATGAACGTATGCATTCATTTTTATTTTGGAAGCTCTTATGGACTCATTCAAGGAAACAATTCTATTAAACAAAGGATTATTCATGCATAATTCAGCCCATACTGGTATTAGCATTGTTTGATTCGGATAAATGATGTAACCTCCAGTAGATTTTTCACTAATCTTTTCAATCTTATTTATATCGAGTCTTGGAAACACTTTTAGGACCCTAGTTACGTATTCTTCTAAAGAAAGATATTTTTGACCAACATTCATATTAAATGTTGCAATTATTCTATTATCGATAATTGCAAATGCAGCATCTGTATATTTTTTGTATTTATCTCTTACTCTAGAATCTGTGGAATCGGTCAGTTCACCATTTACCTTCAGTAAAATTGCGTTAGTTGTTCCAAATTTAAGCCAATTAGGGTCTGGTATAAAATCATGAAATGTTTTATAAAAAGTACCCATATTAGCATAAGGCGTGAGCTTGGTTACTGTTATTGTATTGAAAAGCTCTGATAATGAAATGGCTGAATCTGTATCAGATTGAAAACTAATATTGAATTGGATCGTAGCCAATTCATACTCAGCTGTCTCAATCGATGGTATTTGTTCGAATTCTTCAAATAATTTTGTGGTCTCATTTACATCTTTACGAAGTTTATCTATTCGAGTCTTCATTTTTTGTTTAATAATATTCCTCTCTTTCCAAATTGCATTAGCGCTTGAAATAGTAATTCCTGTAATTACATAATTCAGGTAAGCATTAATTTGTGCCGGGTCTGTCAGTGTGTTTTGTAAATCATGTGTTGCAATGAATAAACGTTCAGCATCTTCTCTATTTATCACGTCAAAATTGATTTGATTCTCAGGAAATGCGGTTAGAGCGGATCCTAAAAGTGGAGCAATTTCATTGACAACTGTCAATTCCTCAGCTTGCATAGTAAGCTTGGGTGTGAAAGTAAGATATTCGGGCAAAGTGATCATGGATACAGCTAATCTATTTCTGACAGTGTCTACCGTATCAGATAAATATATGTTAAAAATTTCACCATTAATCTTCATATTTTTACTGACCTAGGAAAGCTTTTCATTAGGTTCTTTCATATTTTTTTCCCCAACAGAAGTCACATTATTAATGGTACCTAAAAGATTTGTACCAGTCTTTTTGAAGATCATTTTACTGACAACAAAAAGAACAATATTCATAGTAAGCATCATGAATAATCTAATTTCTGGAGACCATTTACTTCCAACTGGTACATAACTTTTTTCAGCCATTTCAACCAATAATTGATCATAAGTGTTCATAGACATGATTTGTTGTTGAGCAAATCCTTCCATATCAAAATTAATTTTACCTAATGCAACCTCACAACCCATAACAAAAACTATCATGTATCGTTTCCAATTTTCTACGGATGAATCTAGAGATAATTTCTTTGTGAGTAATTCATACTTTTGTGACATCAGTTTAGGATCTGAATATAGTGTGAATTCAGGGATACTAGCATTTGGATGCATTCTTCTTAGTACCTCATACTTGAAATATACAGTATTTCTTTCTTTTTGCGTCTCTTCATCATCTTCGACATAATTATATGAGTTATTGATTACTACTTTTTTCTTTTTCTGAAGCTCTTGTAGGCTTGGTGGACCTGTTTCTGGTACTTTATCCTCTCCTAATAATGTGTTTAATTGATTCTCTATTATTTTTTCATGATCATCATTTTCCTCAGGTTTCTCATAAAGTTTTTCGTAAGGTTTCGCATCATTGTCATAATTATTGGCTTCGGATTCCTGATAAGGTTTCTCGTAAGATTTCTCATAAGGTTTCTCGTAAGATTCCTGATAAGGTTTCTCATAAGGTTTCTCATACAAATCTTCAACTGTATTCAAAGATTCAGTATCCACTTTAGGTGCCATATATAATTTGTTAAGTAATTCTCTACGTACCTTGAGCTTATTTTCTAGAAGCTCAAGGTACAAAGTAGGCATACGTGGAAATTTTTTAATCGGTAATTCACGCTCGTAGTCTTCAAGAGGAATTCTTTCAATTATTATTTCTCCCATTTTAGGGATGTGATTAAGCGCTTAGCTTATGATCCATCTTTATGAGAGTGGATGTTTTTAAACAAAGAAAAACTTACTTTTGTATAAAAATTGTATAAAAATGTGGTTTCTAAAAAATGAAATTAACCAAACTAAAACGTTGTTGTGGCTTATCGGGCTTGCAGTGCTCATTATGGGTATTATATTTGTTTGGAACCTTTTATCAGGAGAAAAAGGTTCATACATGGATTTAACACCGATGATGATAGATTTGATGAAAAAAGATGTTAGGCATGAACCTCAGAAAAAAATGGCATTTGAAAGTAAAGGAGAGATTGAATGCAGAAGAGCTGTTGAAAAAATTACTGGTAAACAATTTCCAAAATCTAGACCTGATTTTATGTTGAATCATATTAGTGGACAAAATCTCGAATTAGATTGTTATAATGATGAATTAAAAACAGCTATTGAGTACAATGGAGAACAACATTATAAATATATCCCGTATTTTCATGCTAGCAAAGATGCATTCTACAATCTTAAATACAGAGATGACATAAAAAAGAGGTTATGTGAACAAAATAATATCACATTGATCACAGTGCCATACACAGTTAAAAATGATAATATTGAAAATTATATTAGTCAACGTTTGAAATGATATTTTCAATATAAAAACATGGCATCTAACGATTCAGAAACAATTGACGGAAAGTATGATAGCGAGGAAGAAGTAGGAGATAATGATGATGATATAAATGAAGGTGTCGATGATTATGATTACGGAGACAATGAGGGTTCAAATGAGGGTTCACAGGAGACAGTGCAATCTCTATTTGGAGATTGCAGTGTTTCCAGTGGTGACATATCGGAAATAATGAGAGGTAGAGGAAGTACCAATATTTGCTCTACAAAAAATCCTGTAGGACAAAGCATAAGTTCGGAAGACAAAATAAACATTGAGGATTTTATGGATGATTTAGAAGAAAGGATCTTACCACTATCTCATATAGTTTCACGTAAAGAGCAATACCAATATGCTGTAACTGCATGTGAATCTCATTTTAATTTGGTTTCCAATATGGATAAAGTAAGTAATTCTATTTTAAGACTGATTGCAGATGCAGCTGCGATAGCCCTACGTGATCGTACTGCAAACGAACCAGAAGTAAATCTGTCGTTTATGAAGTACGCTGAGCAAAGGTTTGTTTGAGATTCAGATCAATTAAAAAAAATTATCTACACTAAACAAAAGACAATAATGGCAGATGGTTCAGAAATGCTAACTTACTTGCTTTACGCAGTACTCGTAATTGTGCTAGCTGTTGCAGGTTGGTACATCGGTGAAAAATATACGTATAAAGAAGCGGGAGCAATTATCGGAGGTCTAATTGGTGCTGCTTTTGTATACTACCATTCTACTAGCACAACAGGAGGTTATGCTTTTTAAATAAATAATTCAAATATATTTGAAGCAACATTAATTTTCCTCTCATAAAAATGGGAGCTTCAGTATCAAAAAATGTATCAGATGCCGTCACGAGAGCAGTGGCAAAGGTGTCTTCATCAATTATTCAAAATACTCAGTTAACGCAAGATTCTAGTCAGATCATTAGTGTTACAGACGTAGATGGCGATGTGACTATAACAGACCAAACATTTACTCAGAAGGCTATAGTTAACATGCATGCATTATTGAATGCTCTTTCAACTGAGGAATCGCAACAATCTATAATGCAAGAATTAGCCCAAGATGCAAAAAGTTTTACTAATGGTTTAAATATTGCTCAATTTTCTGATGCTCAAAATACAATGAATTTACTTTTGGAAGCAACAGTCAACCTCATAACATCGATAGGTGAAACATGTAATGCATTTAATCGTCAATATCAAACAATTACTGTGGAACGTGTAAAAGGCAATGTTCTTGTGAAAAATAATGTTTTTGATCAAATGTACAATATTATTCAGAATTGTACAGAACAAGCAACATCCAATAGTAAGCTTGTTCAAGATTTTTCTGCCAAACTATCTCAAACATCTAGTGCAACATCTGAAGGTATTTCTGGTTGGATTCTTGTTGCACTATTGGCTGTACTCATCGGGATGCCAGTAGTTGGAGGAATGGTATTTGGTAAAGCTCTTCTAAAATTTATATTTCCAATCATTCTTGTGATTGGAATAGTTTTTCTTATTTTATATTACACGAGAGGTAAAGAAGTAATGAAAACAGTAAGTTATAGCAATTTCATTAGTGCATCACCTGAATGTAATTCTGTATTATTGGAGACTGTTGATGGAACGTATACTCTAGAACAAGCATCCGATGCGTGCACTAAAGACAAAAATTGTAAAGCATTCGATTGGCAAGGAATGAGAGTTTTACCTAGTAATAATGGTTACGAAAAAATGAATGAGACAAAAATAACGTCTTACAAAAATATATCAGACAATTGTAGAGCATCCATTAAACACGATAATCTTAAATTATTACGTGCTCCAAATTTTTTCAAAGGTGTTACTGACCCTCCTGAAATTCGAGAGGCTATGAAGGGAGATGTATATCTTAATGTAACTACTGGGATATGGTTCCAATTGGATAATGATGAATGGCAAACAAAAGCACCTCTTACTACTAGAGTTTTCAATAGAATTGATTGGGGATCTTTAAACCCCCTACTTACACAAACTGCAAATGTCCCAGTATTAACGAGTCCAGTTATGAATGATGTATATGCATTATATCATGGATCAAATCCACAATATTTTTATGTATATCGATATACTACAGAATGGCTACTAGAACACAAAATAAAAGGACCGGGTCTTATACCAGCCGCTCCTCCAATTACAAATACTAGCGGTTTTAAAGAAATTGAGAAACCTTCATGGATGATGTATACAGGTATTGCTGCTATTGTAATTGGTGCGATAGGTTCTTCCATAGTCGCATATATGACAACAAGAGAAGAGAATTTTGAATGGTAAGTACTCCTTTAAATTGTAGGAGTCTTCATTAAAAATTATCTTCTTTATTTAAAAATGACAACTACTGGATCAAACATCACTAGCGGGTTTATTGATCTTGCTACTTTTGATGAGGTTGACAAATATCAATATGGTTCTCCTCAAGCATTTGCATATTTTGTGAGGGAAACGCGTAAATCTACTTGGTTCACTCAAGTACCGGTGATCCTCTCTCGTTCATCGGGAGCTGCCGGATTTAATCAAGAATGGTCAGTTTCCATTTCTAGGGCAGGAGATTACCTCCTACAGGCATGGCTTCGACTAACAATGCCCGAGGTTGAATTGCTTGCAGGTAATGTATATGGACTAGATGGTAGAATTAGGTGGACGCGTAATTTTATGCATAATTTAATCAGAGAAGCTTGTATTTCTTTCAATGATCTTGTAGCAGAACGATTCGATAATTACTTCCTCGATTTTTGGTCTGCATTTACTGTTAGTGCTAGCAAGCGTGTAGGATATGATAATATGATTGGTAATGTAGACAGTCTCACATCTCCTCATCCCGTTGACGTCCCTCTTCCCAGTCAAACACTTAATTTACCTCTTCCATTCTTCTTCACACGTGATAGTGGAGTGGCTCTTCCAACTGCTGCATTGCCGTACAATGAAATGCGCATTTCATTTAATTTCCGTAACTGGACTGAACTGCTAATTCTGGAAAATAGTATTCCAGAAAATACTGTTAATCCCGCTACTGTACCTGTTGTTGGTCGAGATATCGCGCTTGCTCCTGAGCTTACAAACATCCAAGTATGGGCCAATTATTCAATTGTGTCAAATGAGGAACGTAAACGTATGGCCTGTGCTCCAAGAGATATTTTGATTGAACAAGTACAGACTGCTCCACGACAGAACTTTACACCCCTCACTAATCCAACCCAAAGCTTCGATATTAGGTTTTCTCATTCGATTAAGGCTCTATTCTTTGCTGTTAGAAACATTACAAGTCCTAATATCTGGTCCAATTATACGACTGCTAGTCCTATTCCAGGTCCTTCGGCCGTTGTATATGAACCATCTGGAGCTTTTGACCCAATTGCTAATACTACTTTCACATATGAAAATACTAATCGTCTCAATCAAATGGGATCTGATTACTATTCTTTGATTGAACCTTTCTACAAGGCTCCTAGTATTCCAGAGCCAACAGGTTATCATTTGTATTCATATTCATTGGGTTTCTATAATGTTGACCCACTCGGATCTACCAATTTTGGTAAGCTTACCAATGTGAGTGTAGTACCAGCAGCATCACCAGCTGCGGTTACTGGAGCTTCGGCTGCAGGCCCTGCAGGATCAGGACAAGATTTTAGACAGGTGTATGAATTTGTTATTATTGGATTGAATACGAATATTATCAGGATTAGCGGTGGAGCTTTAGGTTTCCCTGTTCTGTAATTGTTTTAATGCTTTTGTTGACCAGTTTATATATTTAATATTTTTTATACCTATTGAGGTATAAAAAATAAACAAATGGACACACCTTCTGGATACACCTTCTGGTCAATACAAATGTCACGTGTTATGTTTATTATATAGTATCTTTCTATACTTTTCAGTATAGAAAATGGATGCCCCCACTATAAGAGACCTTTAGAGATTGCTCTCTAAGATATTCCTAGCCCCAAACATCGCTAGGAATTGTGACATCCAGCCATCGTT